AAATTCAGCCTGAATTAGTGAGACAATGGGAAGATGCGTTTAGTGCAATCCTTAAAGAATGGGATAAGTAATGGCCGGTAGTAGAACCCTTAAACTTTCAATCCTTGCAGATGTTGATGATTTAAAGAAGAAGCTCGACACCGGCTCTAAAGAAGTTGAAGGTTTTGGCGGTAAATTAGAAAAGTTTGGAAAGGTTGCCGCAGCCGCTTTTGCTGCCGCCGCAGCTGCAGCCGCCGCGTACGCAGTCAAATTAGCGGTTGATGGGGTTAAAGCCGCAATTGAAGATGAAGCCGCGCAAAATCGTTTAGCGAACGCTCTTAAAAATGTTACGGGAGCGACCGAAGCGCAGATTGCATCAGTTGAAGATCAAATAACAGCATTATCACTTGCTAATGGAATTGCGGACGATCAATTGCGCCCAGCATTTCAGCGACTTGCAACGGCAACTGGAGATTTAACAAAAGCCAATGATGGACTAAAACTTGCACTTGATATTTCAGCCGCAACCGGTAAATCAGTTGAAGCGGTATCTAACGCGCTTGGTAAAGCGTATGAGGGCAACACTTCAAGCCTTGCTCGCCTAGGCATAGGTTTATCAACCGCAGAGATTAAGACCCTTGGCCTTGATGGCACTATGAAGCAATTGGCCGATACTTTTGGCGGTGCTGCAACAGTTCAAGCAAATACCCTTGAGGGTCAAATTGCTAGATTGAAAGTCGGCTTTGATGAAGCCAAGGAGTCTGTTGGCGCGGCTCTCTTACCTATAATTCAAAAAATGATGGATTACATTGTTAATACATTTATCCCAATGCTTCAACGCGCTAAAAGCGTTGCAGTTGATCCAATTATTACCGCTTTTAAGAATAATGAGCAAGCTCTACGCGACTTGTGGAATTTTATTAAGACTTATTTAGTGCCCATATTTGAAGGCGCTTTAGTTAATGCGATAACCGCAGTCGGAAAAGGAATCGCGGCAATCATTAATATTATTGGCTCGGTCGTCAATGGAATCAAGAGTTTAGTTAATAGCGCAATTGATGGAATCAATGCAATTATTGGCGCATACAACCGAATTCCTATTTTGCCGGACATCCCATTAATCTCTAAGCCTTCGAGTGCTACAACCACTCAATCAAGTGTCGGCGGAGTTCAATTGCCATTCGGCGGAGCGACAGTCGTCCCGTCAGTTGCAACAACAGCGGCGGTCACAGCCGCAACATCGCCTTCAGTTGCACCAACGCCAAGCGCAGCCACAGTTGCAGCAGCAGCCGCAGCTCAGCCAGTAGGAGTCAGTAATTTTAACGCGGGTTCATTTAGAATGGCAGAAGCCCGAGAAGTTAATGTTTATGTCTCGGCGCCAAGTGCAATTGATAAAGAAGGATTCAGTCGCGCAGTCGTTGATGCCCTTAACGAAAGTAGTTTAAGACTTGGCGGCGGTTCCGATGGGTTTAGCGCTCTAGCAATATGACACTCTGGAATCCGGTTTATCGAGTAAAGGTTAATGGCACAACAGCCACTTCAGCCACTCTTGCTGGCTTAACAATTACTTCCGGTCGCACCGATATTTACTCACAGCCTTTGGCGGGATATTGTAATTTAACTTTAATTGAAACAAATGAATCGGCAATTTCTTATGATATTAACGACGCAGTAACAATTGAAGTTCAGGATTCAACGGGAACTTATGTCACACTATTCGGCGGCTTTATTAGCGATGTGAGCATTATCGTCCAAACTTCAGGTTCAACCGCGACAAGCCAACGGATCAATATAGTTGCTGTTGGAGCCCTTGCCCGATTGGCTAGAGCTATTTATACCGGCAACATTGCTTCGGATTATGAAGGCGACCAGATTTACGAATTGCTAATAACTTTATTGCTTAATCAATGGAACGAAGTTGCCTCAGCCTTAAGTTGGAATAATTATGATCCGACAATAACTTGGGCTAATGCCGAAAATACTGGTTTAGGCGAAATCGACCGCCCGGGGGATTATGAGCTGGATTCTCAAAATAATCTGAATGACACCATTTACAATATTGCTTCTAAATTGGCGACATCCGGGGTTGGATATTTATTTGAGGATAGTCAAGGCCGAATTGGTTACGCCGACTCAACTCATAGATCCGATTATTGGGCCAACAATGGCTTTGTTGAATTAGATGGCAATCACGCCTTCGGACCCGGTTTATCAATTACAAAGCGAGCCGGTGATGTTAGAAACCAAGTTACCATTTCTTATACAAGTTCCGGCAATTCCAATCACACCGAAGAAGATGCGACTTCAATTGCTACTTATGGCCGGTTAGCGACCACAATCGCAACGACCTTAAAAAACCAACAAGATGCCGAGGATCAAGCTTTATTTTATTTAGCCCTTCGCAAAGACCCCGATTATTTGATGCGCTCAATATCATTTCCAGTCCAATCGACCGAAATTGATGATGGAGACCGAGATAGCCTTTTAGAAGTCTTTATGGGTATGCCAATTCGGATAACGAACTTGCCTCTAAATATGGTTAACGGTCAATTTGAAGGCTTTGTTGAGGGCTGGACTTGGCGAGCCGGATATAACACCCTGCAACTTGATTTAACCATTTCCCCGTTCGCCTACTCAATTCAAACCTATCAATGGCAGGATGTAAACGCGGCGGAGACTTGGAATACACTTAGCGCCTCTTTAATATGGGAGGACGCTACAATTGTCGCCTAAAGGAGCATAATGCCAACAACTAGTAATTTCGGATGGACAACCCCAGCCGATACCGATTATGTCAAGGATGGCGCGCTTGCCATTCGTACACTTGCTAATGGAATCGATACATCATTAGTTGATCTTAAGGGCGGAACAACCGGCCAAATACTTTCAAAGAATTCTAATACCGATCTTGATTACACTTGGATAAATAACGATCAAGGCGATATAACAAATGTCGCAGTTACTTCTCCGATTACGGGTGGCGGTTCAAGCGGCTCCGTAACTATTGGAATTCAAGATGGAACGACAGCACAAAAAGGCGCAGTTCAATTAGAAAATTCAACTTCCAGCACATCGACAACTACGGCAGCTGTTCCGGCAAGCGTTAAGTCCGCTTATGATCTTGCGAACGCTGCAATTCCTAAATCATTAATCGATGCTGAAGGCGATTTGATTGTTGGAGATGCTGCCGATGCTGTTCAACGATTAGCAGTTGGAACTACTGGACAAGTTTTAACAGTTGATACATCCGTTGACGGAAAGCTTAAATGGGCGACCGCAGGTGGTGGAGATTTTACTTTCATTTCAAAGACAAGTGTTAGTGGTGTAGGAACTGCGAATTTTAATAATTTATTCACTTCTACTTACGATAATTATTTGATTGTAATAAGCAATTTGACCGGAACAACAAATAATGAATTGCATTGGCGTATGCGTACCTCAACTACAAATGCGCAAACTAGTTATTATTTAGCAGCAACAGGATATGGCTCAGGCGGAGCGGCAAATAATATGAGCGAAAGTAATGCGAACGAAATGCGAATTTGCCCGCCCCCTACTGGTAATAATGATTATTTAACTGCTTATGTCTGGGTAAGTAATCCCTATTTATCTACTCATACTGTTATTAATTTTACCGCTTTTGGGGATAATGGTTCAGTTTTTGTGGCCCGAAATGGAGCGGGTATTCATCGACAAACTACATCTTATGATGGAATTTCTTTTGGTCTTTATGGCGGAGGAAATATCACTTGTGATGTTACCTGTTATGGAATTAAGAAATCCTAGGAGACAAAATGACGACATTAAAAGTTAGTAATTATGATGCAATTTCAGGTGAGTTAGAGATTCGAGAAATGACAGCCGAAGAAATTGCGCAATACGAAGCCGATGCAGAAAGACAAAATGCCATAGTTGAGACCAGTCTTAGCGCTAAAGAATCAACTTTGGCGAAACTTGAGGCATTGGGTTTAACTGCGGAAGATTTGAAGGCATTGGGTCTTGGCTAAATTATGCAAAGCCGGAATCCAGTTAAGAGAACAGCTGGACGATGATTATCCAAACCGCTCAAGAAAATCGGATGGTTGGATAGGCGATGCTAGGCACTCGGCTCGTAAATCGGATCATAACCCTGATGAAAACGGAATCGTTAGGGGTCTCGATATCACGAGCGATTTGGGAGCTCATCCGGAAGAAGCGCACTCGGTAGTCGAGAAGATTCGCAG